GATAAGAGAAGAAGCTATGGGTTTGCTACGTTTAACTCAGCACTGGCCCGATAATGCTGACGTTCGTCTTACAGTACAGAAGGTTATAAAAGATATAAATAAAGTATTCCCAACCGAGGAGTCTTTTAATGAGACTTTTGATAAATGGAAGGCTGCTAAGGTAAAAAAGGGGCAAGCCAAAGAAGGTGTATATGTTGAAGATTTAAAGAAGACTTTAGAAGAAATTGGGCAAAAAATGCCCGAAGAGAGGCTCAGGTATTTTATTTATAAATATGGTGGGAGAACTAAGGGGGAAGTTTCTAAAAATATTAAAGAACTTGAAGCTAAGCATGGGAAGGGTTTTGCATATGACCGTGATATAGGGGTTGAAGGTGAGAGTAGAAAAGAAGTAAGGGCTAAGTTTAAGAAACAGTTGGATTCAATGCCAAAGGGGTCAACTGTAATTGTTGATGATACTCATGGTATTGGCAAGTTAATGCAAGAAGAAATTAATTATGCTAAAAAACTTGGATTAAATATTCAATTTGAATCAATAGACAAGCCTGTAATTAAGTCTACAGGGACTATAACATCGCCACAAAAACCTCTTGCACCAGCAATACCATCAGAGACTCCTAAGCCAATTAACGTAGAAGAAAGACTTCCTTCTCAAGAAGTTGTAGACACAACAGAAGAAGCTGTAGACGCAGCAACAGATTTTATTATACAGTATCCTTCTAAGGCTGGCCTAGGCAATCTTTTAGATCGCTACTCAGAAAAGAATAAGTCAGCTAGTCTTGAAGAGATAGGTGACTTTGTAGTTAAGTCAGAAGCTATGATAGAAGAATATGGTATAGACAGATTTGATAAGATGGTAGAGACTCTTAACAAACGCTATAACCTGGATATCGAAGAAGGCGATGACTATTATAATCTTCTAAGACAAAAAGCACACGCTTATACAAAAGCTGTGAAGGTTCCTCAAATGGTATGGAATGGGAGATCATTAGTTCCTAGAGGTGACATTGACTCAGAGATGAGAGACTCTCGTGTATACAAGTCAATGACAGCAATGGCAGACGCACTCGGAGGCCATGTAGTTCAAGTAGGTGCTAAAGAATACCGCTTTATTGACGACCAAGGAAATATAATAAAGGGAACCAAGGATATTCTTAGTTATCTGGCAACAACGAATAAGCCCAACGAGCTTCCAGACATGATATCATCAGCTTACGAACAAGACCTATCCTTTTACTCAGGTGTAAAAGATAAAGAAGTGATGTTATTTCCCACTTACGTTGTAACTGAAGGAGAGTCACCAGCTATTGTAAACAACGCAATCAGAGAAATCTCAGAAATAGATGGCAACTTTAAATTCAGGACAGCATTACTTAAAAGAGAACTAGCTTTCAAAAAAATGATGAAAGAAAGAAGTCCTCTTTATAATAGCGTGAACGTGGATGCTATGTGGTTGAGAACCATAGCAAATAACATACGCTTAGCTGAAAAACTACAAGGTAAACCATTTGCTGAAATGTATGCTCTGAACAAGCGAGGTGAAGCAGACTTTCTCTTAGATCCTATACGTCATAACAAACGGATGCAGCTATTTCACTCAGGAGATTACAAGTTAGATCCAAATAGATACCCTCATCAGAATGCTAACATTGTAATAATCAAATCAATCCCCAAAGAACTTCTTGACAAGACAAAGACTTTTGCACAAATGGATGGAATATTTGTTCTAGAGCCAGAGTTCTATGATCGCATAGCACTTGATGGAGGACAAGATAAAAGAAGCGGAGCAATGAAGGGAACTGTTATGGGACTAGACCCAGAACATGGTGTTATTATGGGGAAGCTTGCTTTCTTTAAAGCCAATAAAACAGAAGGAAAAATCTTAAAAGAGCAAGGCTTGCATGGTCACTTATATGATACATCAGCCAAGGTAGCAGGAACCAGAAAGTCTTACAAAATACTACCAGGCAAGGACAATAAGGGTGTACAAACCATAGGTTACTTAAATGAAAGTGGTAAACAAGTAACTCCAGATGTCTACAAGCTACCTCTTGACAACTTTAGACTAAACTTTGGAAGCAGTGAGAACGTATCTAAAGCTCTTACTCCCGTACATATACCTATACAGTTTGGTCACATTCAAATGCCAGAACAAATTTCACCAGAAATTACTCAAAAGTTCTGGGACTTCTTTTACCAAAGAAGTATAAATGGAGATCCAGCACTTAATGGAAAGATTGAAGAGTACTTTGCATTTGGAGACAGAAGTCTAATTCCAGAATTTAGAAAAGACCTAAAATCCAATGAACTAGAAATCCTTGTAAACAAAATTAGTGTAGAAAATATTTCTAAAATAATATCAGACGGAAGAATAGAAGGAGATATTCTTTACCATAGCGTACTAAGACATCTTATTAGAAACGAAAGAGGTAACCTGGAAACAGTTAAAGGAGATGACATTGTAGATGCAGCAGCAATAAAACAATATCGTGATCTGATATCAGATACCTCTGCGGCTAGCAAAATACTAAGGCTTGGTGAACCAACAGGTGCTATAGCCAATATGAACTCTTCCAGAAAAATAGTAGATAACTTACTAAGAAGATATATTCAAAAAAGAATCATGAGACCCAAGGTCCCTTACTCTTTCAAAGCAATAGGTTATTCTTATACCCAAACATTAGAAGACCTATTTCCAGGCTTACAGCCAGGCGAAGTTTTTCTGGCACGCGAGCTTAAAAATCATGTTATCCCCACTAGAGTTAGGACTCCCAAGGGTGGAACAAAGGTTGTTCATATGCCAATGGGGAAAATAATAGAGCAGCGAGATCTTCTTAGGAAAAGCAAGAAGAAAGCAGACATACACCAAGCTAATCTCTATGACCAGGCAATGTATCTAATGTTTGAAAGAGTACCTACTGATAGTGTGTCTGGTATTCGTGTTGTCCGTGTAAAAGGTATACTAGAAGATCAGCCAGGGGCAGGCATAATAATACACCAAGAAGATATGCATCATTCAGGGGGAATGGATTTAGATATTGATAGCGTCTTTGTTTTCCCAGGTGTACCATTTGATATCCAGAATGCTTTTAGAGACATGAAGAATGAGTTCTACATCAAAGACAGTAAAGGAAATCTAAAATATGACAAAGGATCAAGACATGATGCAGCAATCATAGGAACTAAAAAGAAAAAACAGTCTAAGTCAGAAGACCTTGCTGACTTTTTAGATCCGCTAACAAGATTTGAAACTGCAATGAATACTGCAGCTGGGCAAAGACTAGTAGGTCTAACCTCTAACATGAGAAAGATAATGCATACATTATACTCTTCAAGTAACAAACATTATGAAACTTCCCCAGTAGAATCCAAACAGAAATCTGATCCACTATGGAAAAAGATTCTTGACCCTTTTAAAGTTGCTAGTAAAAAAATAGGACATCCACTACCAAGAGAAGATACTCAGGGAATCTGCAACGGAACATGTGGAATAGTAACTGGAAGATTAAAGAATGATGGATATAAATATGGTAAAGCTTATATAACTGTTAAGTCTCCTGTTGGAGATTGGACTATACAGCATGTGGTTGCTATTACTGAGATTGATGGTAAAAGGTACATCATAAATCAACCTCAAGGTGAGTTTATGGGAGATGACTTTACTATTGATAATATATGGGAAGAAGCAGCTGACATGTCAGATTTTCATGGAAGAATTAAAAAACATGAAGATTTAGGTGGATTAAGAACTCTGGTTGATGCATTGGGGCATAGTTATGAAGATGTATTAGTTGGCAAACCTAATATTATAGAAAGTGAATTTGGTAAAGAAGATGTCAATCTTGTATCTAATGTAAAAAAATATAAAGAGAATGGAATAGAGTGGGCTGAAGCTGATATAGGTAAAGGTGGTACTAAAATTAGATGGACAACTGGTGTTGGTAAAGATAAAGTTGAAGGTGGAAAATGGGGCTCACATGAAAGAGTTCAAGTTAAATTTCCAGAAGCACCTGCAATATTTACTGCTGAGAATTTTGTTCCTAGAATTATAGAAGTTAATGAACAATCTATAGCAAAGTCGTATGGAGTAAGTAATGAAAAAGCTAAAGCAAATGTAAAGAGTATTAATAAAGCTGCAATATCTGGTAATAAGGAACTTTCTACTCCTGATGTATTAGGGAGAGCTAAAGAGGACGATACCGTATCAGAGTCATACTTAGATCTTCCATCAACAGAGGAACCTGGATGGGTTTGGAGATTCCATAAGGCTCAAGACGATGGTAAAGAGTTTAGATCTATAGCAAAGAAAGCTCTTAATAGTTCTATGGATGCATCGGATTATGGTGGTATCATGCCTGGAAAACAGATACAAGACGCAATGATAGGAGCAGCCTTTACCAAAGTTGAGCTAATAGACCCTAATGGCAAAAGCCATATACAAGGCTCAGTTGAATGGAGTACACAATTTGAGGCTTTAAGACTACCAAAAGCCATGCAAGAATTTGTAGAAGGTTTAAAAGGATACAGCGTTCTAGAAGAAAGACAAATAGGATTACCAGAGCTAATTAAAAGAGCCAAAGAACTTCAAGCAGCACAGGTAGAAGCTGATGTTAAACTTCCAGGCATAATGATGAAACAAGCAGATGTTATTGCCAGCCTGGAAATAGACAGGTCTCCTACATCTTATGTTGATACAAGAAGACTTAAACAAGTAGTTGATTCATTGATTAAAATAAAGAAAGAACCAGAGTACCAATCTATTGTACGGCTTCTCTTTCAAAAGAGCCCGAGTGTTAGCGGTAAACTTCACATGACTATTGGTGGAGTAAAGAAAACATATGAGTATACCGAGATAACCAAAGATACAGATCCAGAGGCTTTAGAGAAAGCAATAGAATACATCAACAACGATGTCTATACATTTGCTTCAGCAATAAGGGTATTAGATTCGATCAAGGCATACGAGGCTCAAGGTGGAAAGGTATCTGACCTAGCACCTATTGCAAACTATGTAATAGGTATTAAAAGAAACTACGAAGAAGCACTTTCTGCTAGAATGAAGGCCATGGAAGAAGGTGCAGACTTTACTCCAGTTAGCCAGCTAAAAGAAGCTATTGAAGCAGAGGTATTTGAATACAAGAAAAACCTTACCAAGGCACAGCAAAACTTTTTTGAGAATTATTTTCTAAGTAGTTTTACGGAAGTAGGAGATAATATACCCTACTTTAGAACAGAGTATTATTCTTATGCCTTTTCATCTAGATTTATTAGCGATGCTAACGTAAAGAAATTTCTAGAAACCTATAATTCTTTTTTCGCTAATGTAAACAATCCTACAATTCCTCCAGAAAAGATACCAGAGATCTTAGGTCTAGTAAAACCAACTACAAAAGACGTAGAAGAAGTTGTGGAGTTTGATAATAAGATTAATGAATCCTATCATGCACCAAGAATACTAGAAGAAAACCTAGACAAGATAGTATCTAAAGACGTAGTCCAACTATCTCTTGACTTAAAAGTAGACAAACCAAAGCTTACTCCAAAGGATAGCAAAGAGATCCGCGAAGTATTACAGGATCTTAGAATCATACTTGAGGAAAGACCAGAGTACCTTGATAACTTTCCTGCAATCTTTGCACAGGTCACTGGCAAAACCTATCTGCGTACCCAGGATAACTCTAAACCGTTTGGTAAAATCCTAGAAGACGCAACAATAGGAGACCTTAAGACTTTTATTAATGCTTATAAAAACCCCAAGAATGGTCAGTTCTACTTTAATGAGAAAGGATTCCCTGTAAAGCCTATTCACTTCTTAATGGACCCCAAGGTAGTAGGTAGAAAGCATGATAACTATGCAATAGACGTAGTAATGAAAAGAAAAAGTCCAGTTCGTGGTGCTGATGGCAAGATCTATAAAACAGATCTAATGATACCAACCTCACACCAATCAAGACTAGCTATTCTTGCACATGCTAAAGGAGTTAGCAGAGATATAGGTGAAAAAGAAATAAAAGATTTTTATGACAATAACTTTGAAATAGTATTTGAACTCAACACAACAGAGCCTCTCTACGAATATGCCTGGGCAATAAGAGAAGCTAAACACAACCTAGAACCTGATATGCCAGGGACAATAGGCGGTAAAATGTATGCAAAAGCAGCTCGCAAAGCAGAAGCAGCTGTTGCAAAATATGGTGACCAACTATTTGAATCTAAGCTTAATGGTAGGCCAATAAAGGTTACAGCTAAAGAAGCAATAGATCTAATCAACAAGCAAAACACACTTGCTGCAAGAGAAGGTCTCCGCCTTATTAAAGGAAGCAAGAAATGGCGTGGAAAGTATACCAAGTATGCAATGATAGATAAAATAGACGACATACCTGACTATGAAAAGGTTATTCTTAAAAGACATTCTAACCAGTTGCATGATGAGCTAAAAGCAGGTGAAGATTACGGCATAGAAAACACACTACGATTCTTTAGTGACTATATTATAGCATCAACTGTAGGAAAATATCCTTTTACCCCCAAAGGGAAAAAAATGAGAGCTATGGATATTCCAGACAAAAAGGTTAGAGCCGAAACAATAAACAGGCTTAGAAGACAAGTCCAGTGGGGTGAATATTTCAAAGAGGATATGATTGGACAGTTTGCTGAAGATGTTTACGTCCCTCACGTAGGTCACACTAAGAAAGCAGTTGAAGACTATCTAATAAGACAAAGCAAACTTGGAGAAGCAGGTCAAACACCCGAAACACTTCGCCGAATAAAATACAAGGTTGAATCAACCATCCATAATCTAGATAATCCCGATAAGGATATGGTCTATAACATAAACAGCCTTCTACTTAAGGATGAGATTACTCATAAAGACATGTTAGAAGCCTTAGGTTCCAAGAACAGACCTACTCATGCCAAGTCAAGAAACAGGAAAGACCCTGTCCCAGGCTATGTGAAAAGCACAGAAGCATGGAGAAAGTATTTTCTATCGCTTAACAGAGCTAAAGTAAATATGAATTACTTACTTTCAGCTCAGAATGTGTTAGCTAACTTTCAGAAAGTCGCCAACCCTGTCTATACAAAGAACGACCTCTTGCAATGGACCAGGTATATGAAACTCAGAATAAGAGCAGACGTAGGAGCTGATGCAAGGATACCATCGCACTGGATAGGTAAAAATAAGCTACCACTTACTAATAACCCCTACTATTGGCTGTCTAACGACATGGCAGAGAAGCTTGTCAATAAATTCCCCAAGAGTATGCGTGACTCTATCTTAAAAACAGATGATCCTAAAGAAATAGATGATAGACTAAGATGGTTATCACATCTTGATGCAAAATATAATATGATATCATTACTCTCTCATACAAAAGCTATGGCAAACAACTACGTAGGAGGTAGTGCAATGACCATAGTAAAGACTGGGTTAAAACCCTGGTTGAGAGCTGGAAACTGGACCTGGATGGATAGAAATCTCCCATACACAGAAGCAGAGAATGTAATTATAAAGAAGGGTGGTAAAGCTCCTATAAGAGACAGAGCATACTGGGTAGACTTTGCAGCCAAGTATTCAGGTGTAGAAACATGGCTAAGAGATGAACTAGGATCTCACCCAGAATACCAGGGAAAGACATGGAATAACTTTCGCAGGCAACTCACTAAGAAACTACAAGACGAGGAAAGTGTAGACCAAGCTACTGTATGGGAAATAGCTAGAAGAACTGGAGTTCTAGATAAGATAGAAGACAAAGCAGCTTTTTTCATGAGAGTATCAGAAGAAAGACTAAGAGTAAGATCTTTTCTATCCCATCTAATACAAGCTATGGAATCCTTCGACATACCAAGAGACTTGTACCCACTAGACTCTCCATTCTTAATAGATGTAGCAAGACAAGGAGTTATAAACTCTCAGTTCTTATATAATAATAGTGCTAGACCACTCTTTTTAACAGGAGCAGGTGGTAGAATCTTTGGTAGGTTCCAACTATATACATACAAAGCAGTGCAAGTGAACGCAGAGAACATACTTATAGCAAAAGAAGCAGGATGGGACCCCAAATCAGAAGAGTTCAAAATCTTTACACGGATGACACAGATACAACTCTTCTTGTTTGCTCTTGCCTTAGCATTGCCCTACAGTATCTTTAGCTCTGCTACTACACCACCCTTGGAAGACGTAAAAGATCTATCAGACTTTATGTTCGGTGATAAAAAAGAAAGAGAGAAAGCATTCTTCGGAAGACTTCCCTGGCCTATAAATATTGTTGAATCTATCTCACCACCATCAGCACGATTCTTGCTTGATCCATTAGGAGCACTATTAAAGAATGACTGGAACAGATTCTTTGACTACTACCTATGGACTTGGTTCCCATTTGGAAGAGCAGCCAGGGATATAAAGAAACTTTCAGAAAGACCTTACTTGTTAGTAGAAACAACCACAGGCCTACCGATACATCAAATGAATAGATACTTTGATCGCTTAGGTAAAGAAGAGACACCAGTCTTATCAGGCATTGGTAGCCCAAGACCAAGAAGAACTGAGAAAGTAGAAATGGTAGCCTGAAATGGGTTTATTTGAATCTTTACGAAATCTAAGAGCGATGAGTGCAGAACGTAACGAAGAAATACGACAAAAACAGCAAGTATATTATAATCCAGTATCAGTTGATGAAAACCCATTGCATAGAAGAAGTAGTAGACAAAAATTCAGGAATCTTTATAAAGGATACTATAATAGTATGCCTCCTCCAGGGGGGAGCCCACATTATTCACACGAAAATCCTTTGCTAAAGCATGATTCTTCGTATCGCGTGCCACAATTTTTTGATAGGCTTAGAAATCCTCAACAACCCCCTGTTCCTCAGCAAAGATTAGATGACGCTAATCCTTTTTCAGTTTGGAGCAACCCACTAGAGTCACTACAATATACCGAACAAGATAAGCTACGATATTAGATTCTAAGGCTGTTATTTTTTCAGTGGTAAATTATACCACATAAGCCATTAAAGTGGCTTAAAACGCCTCCTAGACCCCTATAACGCTACCATATAGACCTTATTAGAGACACCACAAGTAGTGTAGGTATTATATATAACCATATAACCACAGGTAAAAAAAATAGCACTACAATGACTATTTTTTTCACTATCCTCATCTAAAAAAAAGAAGTGCAGGGGGAAAAGGGAGGTGTTTGACTGACACACACATAGGAGGAACTATGTGAAACCCCCTGCACTCAAAACGGTAAGGCATCTTGCTTAGGTACATACTCCTCTTCATATAACCTAGAAGCCTCAGTCATTAAGAAATCCATACTATCAATAGAGATTGGTCTTTTGTGTACATCATACCACTGTAAACACAACTCAAATAGTATTGTTAACATCCTACAATGAGGAGCAGATGTATCACGGGAGTCTGTGGTAGTTGACACACCACTACCGCTCGCGTGTACTTTCAACATTTGTAGACTCCCGTAATAATTTTATATAATCTTTCATAGGTATGACTACCAGAGGAACTCCTCTGTCTTCTTTTATAATCTGTATGTCCACATGTTCCGATGGTATTATATAGTTAGCTAATTTATGTCTGCATTTACATTGTACTTTTATCTTATCCATAACAAGCACATCTACTTCTTCGTGACAACCTAGAGCAGCTCCATTGCTGCCCCAGGCTCTTACTGCTTTGATCTTTTGATCTTCAAGCATATCAACAACAAGTCTTTCAAACCTGTTACCCTTAGCTTTAGATTTACTTGGCATTAAACTCTATAGTGTGTCCACACCCCTCTTCTTCACACATTAGGCCAGGTACTGACTCATCTGACTCCGCGGTCCCAAACTCTGCAGCAACCATTGGTTTGCTACATATAGGACACTTGGGACTGTTGTCATAGTAATAGTCATTCATAGTATACCCTTCTTCTTTCATAGTATTTACCTCTTTCTAATCATAATCTTTCGTTTATTTCTACGAAACAACTCTTCTTTATCTCGTATGTATTCAGGATCGTCTAATCCATTGTAAGGCCATTTCCAATTCTTTCTAGACGTCATCCTTTTATATTCTCTCCTATCTTTATTGGTTTGCGTCATTAGTCGCAGTCCTCACATTCTGCAGGGTTTCTACCATTATAGCTGACCTCTTCTCCTGCAGTCTCTGCATCAAGAAGAGTAGCAGATCTACCCTGAGTACCTGTTAGTATCTTATCAAGCTGATTACTTAGTTCGCTAATATGAAACTCAACAGCCATGAACTTTGCAACTCTCAAGATCTTTATAATAAGATCTTTCTCGGAAGTAGTAGTTACATAGTTCGTCATTACCATCTCCTTCTTTTTGTCGACCAAATATTTAATTGTAAAGTTACTCCAAAGTTAAATATTCTAAAACCAAAAGCTAAATGATTCCCATCCTTTTGATTGAACGTGAAATTTATCCGAAGAAATGTCAAGACTCTGATATGTAAACCAGAGCCACCATTTAGATTAGTTGTACTTATAAATAATATATATGGCATTATATTCATGATATTCATGATATCTTTAGCCTTTTGACTTTTGGAACCCGAGCAAAATTCTCATCGGTTTCTCTACCTTTCAAGTCATTCCGCAAACGCTTGCGATCCAATTTCCGCTCCAATTTGTAATACAAATTTGGGATTTGGCTTGAGTCTAACACCTCTAATGGCCCATCGGTCTCATATACTGTATATTTATTAGTACTAGTCTTTAAGACCTTATTGCCACTTTCCTGTTCTTGCCCAATGGCACCTACAGTTAACATGATAAGCTCTTTCATTCTATTCCTAGCTTTCTCAACACCTATCATTTTCTTATTCAACATATTTAACTGTTTCTTATGTGCCTCTACCGCACCCTTTAAATGACCTTCTTCTACGTCTATCTGAGTCAGAAACCAATGAATAGAATCAGATTTGGTCATTATGAAATCTGTAATTTCATTCTCTTGATCTTGTAAAGACTCTTCATATTCTATATCTGGAACTTCATCTGCTCTCTCATACTCTTCTTTTTGAGTTTGAACATCAATAAAAGCACTTACTAGTTCAACTGTTGTCGGCATTCTCTTTATCCTCCGATTCTTGAAATACCTTAAACTCTCTTTCATAATGATGGGGCTTTTCTATTATATCTAGAAGATGCCCCATTCTTTCCCGCATATCCCACGTATCCATGTGTTGAGGCCAAAGACTATACATGTGCATCTCTTCACCGTCTGCTACCCACCTAAGAAAACGTATAAATTCAGAACTACACGTAATCAAGGGTTTAGGAATATCTTCTGTCCCTCCAGGAACAGGAGATGGTTTACGTATTTTTTCAGCCATTATTACTCTCCTTTGCCCTACGAACTACATCGTTTATAGAATCACTTTCTAAGTCATCTATCAACTCTACACTTGTCCTAACAATATGTCTTATTTGTCCCGTTACTGTTCTATCCTCTTTGATTGCTATTTTCTTAATATTATCCATCAATTCCTTATCTAAAACGACATTATGTGAAACCATAGTTTTACCATTCATTATCTTATTTCTCCTAAAGATTTATGGCTCCCTACACTAAGTAAGGAGCCATTCACCTAATGACTCGGACGCATCGATAACTGATGTCCTGTAGAAGGACTCCATTGTGGGTCTTGCGAGGTAGGGAGGAATCGAAACGTATCGAAGTCAAAGTCACAATAAAAGTCTACAAGCTCATCATCTCTTGCCTTAAGGGCCGAGATCTTACGAACTGTATTCTTCATGTCTCTACCAGTAATAGCCATAACCCTATCAGCTTTTTGAGCTACAGAAGAAGATCCTTTAGCACTATGCACAGTAATCTCTCCTGATAAGCTCACGCTCTTAGGAATATGAACCACAGCAATCACAATGATATCATGTATACTTGCAATACTTCGTAAGCTCTCAACGATATCATCAGTTCTGTTCACAATATCACTACCTACATACTTAGAGGTCTTAACATCATGAAGAGTATCTACAACTATTACCTTAGCTGGAAATGTCCCCATCATCTCAATGATTCCTGACTGTGTGGGGGGAGTCGTAACTAGCCTTATATGCTCCATAGCCTTAGACCAACTATTCTCGTTTTCCAGATAATGGTCAATAACTTCATGTTTAGTTTTGCCCATAGATATCTGAACAAATCTTCTATACATAAGAGTATCGTCAACCTCTAATGACAACCATAATGTGGGTAAGCTAGTACTAAGGACTATATTCTGCACAAAAGCAGTCTTTCCCATACCAGTATCTCCAAATACAACTACAAACTCAGATGGCATTATCTTAAACCTCTGAGGAATCTCAAACATCCTATCAAGGTGTATAGCATTCTTTTCCAAGTTTGCCTTTATACGTTCTCTAAAGATATTCTCCATTTGAACATGGGTCATAGGTGGAGCCAACATATCCTTTCCTTGCATTTTAAATGGATAGAGTCTGCACTTAGGATCACAATATTGATGCATCATACCTGAGGTATTCAAGCACCCATAGTTATAACCATAACCATCCTTGGCATTAAATATCTGTTTAACAGAATATTCTACTTCACCAGGAGCCATGTTATGAGCCCATTCTTTCATACCAGCAATAATGAAATCCTCAGATTGACCTATCTTTTTATAATGACTAACCACAGGAACCATTTTCTTATGCCTAGATCCTCTTACAGATCCTTCTGCTAACATTTTTTGTACACATGTAACATTAGTCGTAGCATCATGAGTTGCTTTCCCCTTTTTCTCTTCTTTTACCTCAGGAAACTTCAGGGGGAGGATTACTTCCCCTTGAGGAAATAAAGGCACTTGGATATTCTCTATACTTAAAGACTTTTCTAATATGTCTTTTACCTCACCATGGAGAATCTCTCTTAGATCTAAAGGAATTTTGTAACGCTTGTTACCAGTTTTTTCATTAGGCGTAAGACCTACTCGAATCAACCTCGCGGGATCATATATAGAATCAGCCTCAGGGAAGTAATGCCCTAACGTAGCTTTCACTATATCAGGAAGATTTGTAGAAGGCGTAAATCCCCATATATCTGGCAATACAACATGATACCCTGTTCCTGAATACCATGCTGTGATATATTCATCAGGTATAGATAATCCTTCTATGAGATACTGAATAAAGGTCTTTGTCCTTTTTAAGCAATCTTCATCACTATCCTTGTTCTTGTCGATATCTAGAACAGCTCTATCAAAATACCTTTTTCCACGAAATGAAGCTACAGTCTTACCAGACTCTAAATGGTCAACCAGACCTTTGTCATAATAATAATAACTACGAAATATCGGTTCATTACGTTTACTAACTATTTCAGCTAGTTCATCATATGCTATATAGGTATTCCTGTTCTTAGGACTTCCAACAGCTATCTCTAAGAATTTATCTTCCTTATGAACCATCTTCCCTCCCTTGAATTAGGTAGCTTAGCATCTCTTACTTCAACAGTTCCAGTTTCTCTACATTCTCTCCATATTCTACTAAGAGTATCTTGGAGACACATTTTTCCAGATTTGTACATAATCCACATTCTAGCATCCCCCATATCGTGACTTGCAAACACAGGGCGACCGTCAGCCACCCTGTGTTCCAAGTACTTAATGAAGGTTTCTCGTAAGGTCACAGTGAAGAAACCTGCGGAGCAGGCTCTTCTCTGTTAGCACCAAATTCAAAGCTATCAGATGGATCATCCACTCTGAAGTTCTTTGGATATGGGCCATTCTTACGAGCTTTGGACTTCTCGTATTGTTCTACGAAATAGTCAACAAAGGCTCCGCTATCCGAATTAGCATGAGAAACAATATCCCATTTGCTAGTAGAGTCTTTTGTATTAGGATAGCTTAATAGCTTTACTTCCTTACCTATTGCAGCTTGCAATACTTCAGTAGGAAGTTTACTATCATGTGTCAGATCAACCTTTTGATCTAACGCTCCAGAGGCTTGAAAGAACCTTTCTACTTTGAAAGCTCCTCCCCAACCTTTTACTGCACCAGATGGGTCTTTTTGGAAATTCCCACCTATAGTGAGTGTAGATTCCCAGCCCTTATCAGCTAGGATAAAAGTCACCTCTACGGCTAGATCCATAGGATACTTCATCCTAGCGGTAGTCTGGCCTGAGACGTCCTTTACTGTTTTAATAGACGCTACATCTACAAAGAAACCATCTCTTACATGTGAGCTGGTACCTCCGTTTGATTTAGCACCTTGCATCGATAGTGGCATATTATGTCACCTCCGAGTTAGTTACCATGGTTTTCAGAGACAAGGTCTTTCCACTTCCAGGAGACCCTATGATTAATACCTTAACGGTATCCCATCCTCTTTCTTCTGCAGCAGCAAATACCATTGCATAATCCTGAGGAATCACAGGGTCTAAAACACCAGAGCGATCCTTTGCATGAGGATAACGCTCATCTCTGCATGTGACCCAATGAAACTCCTTAGCTCCACTCTTAGTAGTCACAGTTGTTGTATAGAACACAAAATCGAACCACTTAGCTACGTCATTTCTAGTAGAACCCTCTAAATTAGGAGAGTACATGATGATACCCAGATCATCATCCTTATCAGGTTTAGCATGACAATTAAAGACCACATGTGATTCGATTGTATTTAGCATATTCATTAGCTTATCAGATCTGTCTTTGATCTGAGCCCACTCTGAATAGTCTAACTTCTTTTTCATACCCTGTAACTGTCTAGCCAATTTCTTGATTAGCTCAGTTCCAGTGTCTACGATCAAGGCATCAATCTCAGTACCATCCTTAGGAGACCATATTTCTTGATGATCTTTAACCACAAGATTGCCGATTTTCTGTTCGACATTCTTTATTACAGGTTCAAAGATTTGGCCCATTATACTGACAAACTTGTCATAGCTTGATGGTTGCAACATAGGATAGCCAAACATATCTTGAATGTCTTGCTTAGATCCTAATGTCTTATAGCCATTTTCTGTATCAATGTACAGTACTTTCATGTTGCCATTGCCTCCATATGTCTTTCAGCCTCATCGTTTTCTACCTGCTCATACAGGCGACAAGCATCCAGATACTCATTACAGATTCCCTCGAAATCATGACCTATGTCTTTAGCTTGCTTTCTAACTTTTCCATAGGTCTGTATATTGCTAAATACCTTTCGAGTAGCACCAATAACTCTATTGATGATTCTCTTAGGTAAGCGTCCTTTCTTCTTTTTTCGGTAGAGTTTATAGGTTTCTTTAGGCACAAGCATACTTGTGCTGTCGATCAATATGGCCTCATCTAATTCTCTAAAATCATCAGAATCAGGCCATAGTACTTTTACATACGTTTCCATTTTAGTTTCTTAGCTCCTCTTATTGCTTTACTAAGGTTTGTATGGCTGTACTTTCCTAAGGTACCAGCCAATTGAATCAAGAACAGTAAAGACCTTATTGTCATATATACTGTTCTTGCTATTGTGAGAAGACCCCACATTGTCCATTTTAGTTGCTTAAATACAGGTGCTCTTCTCATTAAAAGTCCGTGTCTCTAGAACCTAAAAACGACAAGAGTATAAAGCATATAATTACACCAGCTAGTAGCCCAAGAATAAAGTCCATAGTGTCCTCCTTTTATCTTAAATATGTGGGGGTGTCCACCGAATGTAAACACCCCATTCCACAATGTCAATCCATACTTTTAATCTTCGGTTTATGGATCTTAGATTCCAATAAAAGAGAAGGAAAACTGAAGACCATTTCCCTAGTCTTTATGTTGTCATCAGTGAACTGCTTTTTCACTTCATTGGTTATGAAGCTACCAGCCATAGATCCACAATATGCAGTACTTCTACCAGCACATGCCTCACTGTCACCTTCTTCGTCAGAATACCAGGTTTCCATATATTCTTCTAACTTAAAAGGACTAAAGGTATACATCTGAAAGGTCTCAGAACCCATTCTTGCATCAATAACGCAATCAAAGTCTCTGATGCCCCTTTCTATTGTGGTATTATTGACAGCATTGGCTATAGATCTTCTAGATCTCATACTATCAACAGCCATAATTAAACAGGTCTTTAATGGATTATTACTTCCAGCACTATACCAACCAATACGATATTCATTATCTACCTTTGTAATACTAGTAGTAGTACTTATCAAAGGATTTATAGACGAAAGAGTATCAGATACCGCGTATACCTTAGGAACACCCAATTGGTTAATATGAAAGTCCTGTACCCCTATATTTTCTGGAGCAACATCATCAGGATCATACAACCTGAATCTAGCTACACCAGATCTTGCAAGAGTACTTGCCGTAAAGGAACCAATGGCTCCACATCCTACTATTGCAACACCTACATCAGATAGGTTAAACATCCCGATATTACGTGCACGAATAGACTCTTGAAAGTCACGTATATTCCCTATTTTGCTTACAGTCCTACGCATGAGTCTTTATCTCCTTCTAGTTCAATATCAACAGAACATCTTACCATTCCATTAGCGAGTTCATCTTCCTGAGGTATCTCAAAAGCAATAAGGGTTTCGTTAGATATCTCATTGTATTTCTCTATTTCATCAGCAAGATCATCATATTCTATATTACCCATTTTATGCTCATTTATTAGATCATCTATCTCTAACCTAATCTCAGCTGCATCATATGATAGAGCTTCCTTATCTTCCTCAGTTAATTCAGGAGGCTCTCCTATATCATATGATTTATCATACTGAGCCATGTCAACAAGTGATAATTGACCATTGTCTTCACTAGCGTTTATAGGTAGTCCTATTCCTATTCGCTTTGAATAAGCCATAGTATTATATGCTCTGTTTATGTTAAGAATTTCTGATTTTTCACAGAGCTCATCTATTTCTTTATCCATATGTTCATAGGTCTTATATGCAAAAGATAGTTTGCATTCTATGTTAGTAAGAACAGGCTCATTAATAGTAAATACCAGCTGATAGTCACCATCATTATTTAACACAAGAGCCAATCCATTTCCATGAAGAGAATACTCCTTAATAGTATCCCAATCTGCAGAAGAGAACTTGGCTCCAAACGTAGGATGAGTATGCCACCATAGAGCCAGAAACTCATTAGTCTTTAGCTTATCTTTATTCTCAGCACCTACCTTACTCAAATAAAGACTAAGAGCTTCTTTATCTATATGGGTATTAGTTGCCGATACTTCTTGCTTAAGAATAACAGGGTTCTTTATCCACCATTCATTATCATTGCGAATAACCTCTGCCATGCCTCCTACCTCAGACCCATATTTTTCATGGGTCTTAGTGCTATAAGATATCATCTTATACCAATCGTCTGGACTAATGTGTATGCTAGGTTTGTTCATTACTCTCACTCCTTGTTATTGTTATTTCTCGTTCCATCAGTTTATGATTAAAATATATCCTAAGATCACGCATTACACGTCCCAACAATCGACCTATAGCATCATCATCGTTTCCATCTAAACTTTGATGCCATACGTTTTCAGAATCACTAAATGATTCATTGAAAGCACACTCTTGCAATGATTCTAAATAGCCCATATCTTCTAAATAGCCTATATCTGTATTCATATCCCGAAGCAAAGCTTTCAGAAACTCTGTAGTATGCTGATCCATTACATTGGTTCCCAATAATTGCAATACACACAGAGGAGCTAAGGGACCATGAGCCCGTGTATCATATGATCTTAGACACGATTCTATAGGCTCTACCCAATCACTGTCTAATAGCTTTAAGAAAGCTAAGACATTAGGATATGTTCGTCTTATTGATCGAATCTGTTCATCTAAAGCTATAGAAAAACCATCCACATTTCCTTGTTGTCCTCTAGCTAATCTAGTCGACCTTGCATATTCACTACATATCTGAGAATTAGGGCCATCTGGTCTAAAGACACACTCTATACTATCACAATGGGAAATTTGGTTATTATTTAAATCCCTCATTCCCCAACATCTATCTAATGCATCTTGGTCAGATTCAAATACTTCTACACCTTGACCAGCATTTTCAGGTAATCCACTAAATAAGAAGTACCTTATATCAACCTGAGGATTAGTACCTCTAGGATCATATACAGATAACCATTGCTTCATAGTAGTGGCAATACTCACCATATCAATTACCTGAACAGCCTCAGCAATATCATCAGAAAAGTCTCCTACACATACTTGTCCACTACTTCTACTAAGATATGGATGATTACTAGGAAACTCTGGATACTCTTCAAGATGTGGTATATTCTGAGTTGCTATGACCTTAGGCCCAGTCATCTTTAAGATGTTAGTCCCTAATTTAATAGGGTCTTTAGACCACTCTTCGATATGTTCTAGATTATCTAATAGAGCATTAGTTATTTCATTGGACCTCATTCTTCCATCAGAATCATGATAAGTATTGAACTTAAACTCTACAGTGTATGTTATTCCCCAGGGAAGCATAAAATTAAATGGTTCCTGATCTACACTATCCTCATGGTTTATGTGTACTATATGCATATTTTCCACATATACATCAAAAGTTATAGTCCAATAAGGTTCTTTAAATGGCTCAGATCTACTAGTTACTGTTCCATTAGATCTTACCGTAGGAAGCTCTTCAACTTTTAGAGTTTCACCCATAAAGTTTGCATGCTTATTAGATCTTCTAACTGAATAGTTAGTTATTCCTATTCTAGCAAGATCCTCTTTTCGCTTACTTCTACCAGGTGCTCTCATCATGGAGTCTAGACGCTTAAGACACTTAATAAGGTCTTCTCTATGTTTAGAGAGAACTCTAGTGAGTTGCATAGACTTTTCTAAGGCAAACATATTCCTAGTAGTATCATCGCTCACAAAAGACTTGAACTTTTCCCAGACACTAAGCAAATTAGTAAATCCACCCCTAGAAAGTTCTTCTCTAACATTAATAAGCACTTTTCTATAGGTATCATTTTTCCTTAGGTCGTCTATAGAGTCCATATCTATAGCCTTTAGAAGATTCTCATTATCTCTAGATGATTCTTCTATCCTATCTATCAGATTATATAAATAATTAATAGCCATTTCTTCTCCTTTCAAAATAGTAGGTGGACTCAGCAAGGCGTTTATTCGCTATCCAAAAAAAAGGATACTGAGCCCACTGCCTATTCAGTCGTTAAACAACCTCACCACCAGTCTTACGTTTGGTTATGAGGGATACCACATCTTCTGAATCAATAAAGGTCTCTGCTACAGCAGATTCCTGATTAACAGAAGCGGCATAATTAGTGACTCCTAAAGAATCAGCTAATTCACCTACGGTACTTGCTTCAGTCTCGACAGTCGAATAAGACTGCCCATCTCTTATTAAGAAGATAGTACTCATGAGTTTCTCCTTTGTTTAGGGTTACTAGATTGCACCACGCAATGTAAAGCAGGGTAAAAGTTGTTGCTACAAATGGGAAAGGAGTAACTTTAACCATAGTGAACTTCGTTCTACCCTGCCAATTTATTAGGAAGTGTGTACCCATATCAGTCAGTAGATACTAAAGATACAGCTTTGTGCTGACTGCACCTGCTTATCACCACTTCCTCTTTATAGAGACAAGAAGGGCTTAGGGAATCCTTCGAAACCTTGCAACCTTAACTCACTTAGTTTTATCTTGTCTCTAAACTATATAAAATGGGATATATGTGGGGGAACTACCGATGCTTTATATATGGATATGGCCTCCCATACCAATAGTCTCTAAATCCATATCTCCCTTTATTCTTGACTATATACCCGTCCTTATAAAGTACTTTAGCAAGTGCATTGATTGACCTCCAGGTCACTCTTATGCCATCTATGCTACCGTCAGCTTTTTTCTTAAGCTCAGCGTCTTTTATGAACTTTTCCGTTAGCTTAAGAAGCGTAGCCTTCGGAGGTTTCCTCATCTTCATAATGATCTATCTCTACTTCCGCTTTTTCAAGGGCAGCTTTAGCTCTCTCATCAAGCTTTATATGCTTGACATATTTACCATCATTGTCAAAGAGAGTAACCATTTTTATGAGTAAGTTCTGTCCTCCCCATTGTGATGGCTCAAGAGCTATTTTGTTTATCTTTAGTTTCATCAGGTAATTTCCCTACTATTGTATTGATTACATCTTTTTCAAGATCTTCCATACGTCTTTTATGTTCACCGTGTTTCCATATATAATACTTTCTTGCCTTATTGTCAAGATAAGAAGGATTAGATTGACTTGAGATCTCATCAAGAGTGTCCTCTGCTCGTGCAATACATTCTTTTTGAGCCAGAATTATCTGATACATATCTGCTAGATTATCATTCTTAGCCCAGAATAGTTGAGCATTGAATGCCTGGTAAGGATTACTATTAGCTCTCCTCATAATCCTTCCTCGTTCCTCACCTTCTAACTGCCTATAGTTTAAGGTAGCTATACTTTTAGGATCTATCATTGTCATTATCCTCCTTATTGATTTCGTATTTTTCGGCATATTCTTGTGCCATTCTAGTAAGGTATGTTGGGAGCACATGAGGGCCACGTACCAGTATTGCTTCTATGAGATGCTCAGCATCTTTAACTCTCTCTTTTAACCGTTGTATATATGGTACGTCAGGCTTCATGTTTTCTCCTTTCATTAACTATTCTACGTACTTCCTTCTCAGCCTCACTCATCTTCAAGTGCGGATACATCCCCTCCAACCTCTCTTGGCTAGGAGGATATACATCAGCAATTGACTCAGGTAATCCAGACTCTCTTAATAACCTCTTGTGGTCATCATTACTTACTAACTTCTCGTACATGTCTACACCTCCAAATGTCTCTCATTATCTGATTGTAAAAACAAGTCGTCCATATGGTCAGCACATTCCTGACCACAGGTACCATCATTCCTTAACATATATATTTCATCACAACCTGCACATCTACCTTCCTTCCTCATAAGATTACCATCCATATCCACAATTACGTCAACACCACAGCCTTCACATAGAAGACTAATAGCTTTGACCTTGACTATTTCATCCTGAAAAAACTCTATTGTATGCTTAGTATACTTAGTCCTGGCACCAAACATATCATCTTCACATGGTCCACAGAAATCAGCCATAGCTATATCTCCTTATGTAATTAACAAAACATGGGAAGATGCGGGGGGAACTCTTAGAGATATCTTTTGGATTCTACAAGTCTGAACTTCTGCTGTATTTCCTTAGTACCCTTGAGGTTTAATGCACCAGAAGACTCTTCTTCTATGAAGACATTCCATCCTTTTTTCCTTAGTCTCTTTTCCTCAGACCTCAGAAAGCCTAATGATCTCTTTCCACACCACTTTGTTATGGATCTATTCCTTACATAGCCGTTGGTTCTACTCATATGATTTCTCCTCTTTGTTAGGTTTTCCCTGTAAACTCTCTTTCATTTTTTTCCAATTCCGCATCGTTTTCTCTCTGAAGCCCATTTCATAAAGGGCTTCCTGTATTGTTCTGAGATCGTAAAGGTTACACCTGTCAAGAATCCTTATTATCTTTTCATGAACCTCACTCTCTTCAAGACAGTTATAGCACATCCGTTCATCTACATCCATATCAGTTGCGTGGTATTTAAATTCGCAGGCTATACAGGTAAACTTCATTTTGCCTCCTTTTTCTTAGCTCTGAAAAAAACCCGATGTCCCAAGGCCCTGCCCTGGGAGATCGGGTTATCAATGTGGGGGAACTCAGGCAATCACCTAAGTATCCACCACCCTATGTGAAACGCAAAGTATAGTATAGATGCACTAAACAGCACAATATACGATACTATCATCTTATCAACCTTAGTCTTCATTATTATCCTCCATCTCCATCATCATCTCTCTACTTGCCACATATGGGCCACCCATAGGATATTCAAGCAGGCCACCAGCACCATTAGAGAATATATGGTCATACATACCCTTCTTAGGGAAGTATCGTTCATCATTGAAACCCCAGACTCCAGTCATTGCTCTTGGATAACCTGAAGACTCAAACACTTGAACTTGATCTGGATGATCCTTAAGCCAACGACCAGTCTCAACTGGATTAACACCAGTTGCTGTATAGAGAGTCATATGAAGAGGAGTCTTATAAGAATCATCATCATCATCTCTATCCTCTATAGGTGTCTGCCAAGGATTTAGTCTTGGGAACTGATGCCTTATAACCTCATCGTTTATGGGATCTGGCCCAATGCGAATGAGGTCAAAACTCAGTACACCAAGCATATCATTGAGTATGATGCCTGAAGGTACAACGACCTGTTCCTGACCCTCTACTACTCCAGGAGGGAGTTGTGGGTCATCACGGAAGAAATCATACGTGATATGCAACTTACGAGAAGGGAAGAAAATACCAGAATATAGTCGGTTCATCGTTAGGAATCTCCTAATTTAAGCAACCCCAGCCACCTAAACCTATAGATAGCTGGGGTTGCGGGGGTTGTTAGATTAACTGAATGGAATCCTTAAGATTCTTATACATTCGATCCATTGCTTCCTCAGGCACATTGTGAATAGAGCAGCTATCGTGCCTGTTCTCCATTACTATGGTGAAGAGCTCAACGTCATAGGGCTCATACCCACAGGGATCAAAAAGCTCAGCCATCCGAATGTATGGTTCCATCTCCCAGTCTTGAGTAAAAGTGTTATGGACAATTACCAAGCGAGGCCCAAAGTCCCCAAGAGCCTTCCTTACAGATTCCTGACACAGCTCATGACACTTGGTTAACATACTTGGACTGAACTCATATTCACCACAGGATGAATGGTCACTCGTTACATCAACACAGTCATGCATCCAATCGTCTGCTGCATAAGCTACAGAACGATCGTTGAGACTGAGGAGTATGTTAGTAAGAGTGGTCTTGCCTGATCCAGGTAAGCCTCTTATGAGGAGCAATGTAGACGAAGGCTTAGGAAAGACCTGTGACTTCTCAAAAAGCTCCTGAGCAGAAAGCTCCGAAGGAACAATTAACTCAGTTGACTTCTCAAAAAGCTTCTGATAATCGGTTGTCATAATAATAACCTCCAGGTTAAGTGTTAATGGATTGTTATACGCTAGGCTTAAGAATAGTGGAAACATAGTTAATATCGACCTCCTCAGGCTCCTCACAAGAACATATATATCTTGTACCATCAGGATCACAACTAAGACATTGACACGGAGTGCTTATAGAACTATCTGATTCAATACAAGCATCACAAGGCTTAGAGTGAGTTTGCATGTTATGGAAGATATGCTCTACCTCATCATCCATGTCGTTGACATCATTGCCTTCATTGTCCAAGACACGCTGAACAAATCTGCCACTCTTGAAAGCCTCATAGGTGTAGTTCTCTCTACCCGTGATAGGTACGAAATCATCTGGTACGACTTCCCAACTAGATGGAAACTCTATGTATCCAAAGGATTGATCTGCATGGAGTAGAGCAGCTAATGCCACAGCATTAGCTTCCTTATCTACACCACAGATAAGAACGGTTTCACCACCCTTGAACTTCCAATATGGCATTGAACTATCATCAGCATAGTTCTCCAAAGACTGCATATGGACTAGTACGTTCATGATAATCTCCCAAGTTAAGTGTTAAAGAAAAGAGGCAAGGGCCCAGCCGAAGCCGAGCCCTATAACCTCTACCGAAGGGTGTCTACTTAGATAGACTCCCCAACGCCTCGTGAAGGATACGAGACGCTCTAGAGACAGCAGACTCGGGTGTACTCGGTACATCCTTGGCCTGTGCTCCAACCCACACGAGAGGCGAGGCTGCCTTGCCATCGAACTCTCTATCCAGCTCAAGATGCTGGACAAGGGAGAGATCGAGTTGCGAAGCAACGTCCTCCATCTCCTGAAGGGCTGCTATGCCTGCTTCGGTCTCGAAGCTGGCTACAAACTCTTCAGGGGTCTGAGTCTGGACAGGTCTTCCGTCCTGCATCTCAGACTTGGGCTTAAGGATGATACCATTGCCTGTAGAAGCAGGCCAAACGGTACCCCAAGGGGCCATTACGGCGGCAAAGCCGTCAAGGAAATCACTCATGGTGAATCCTCCTTTGTTATGCGACAGGCCAATTCCTGCCGCAAAGATGCGGGGGCTCTTGGTCTTAAACGGCGGCAGGAAGGTGGAGCTCACCACCCAGCAGTGTTAATGGTAGACGTCCCTAAAGAGTCTTATGAGTACTCCTGCTTGGGGCTGTAGCCTTGGACAGGGGCAAGCGAGAACGAGTAGTGGGTGGGATCTTAACGACCCAGGGAACATTGGAAATCTCAACGAAACTTGGGTCGACCACCAAACACTGCTGGGGGTAGGTATTGTATAGACTACGTACTCACATTGAAAATGAATTTTAGAAAATGGGTAAGAAAGTATGCAACAAAACTGCTCTAAGTTCCGTAGAATAGGATATGGAAGAATATCCCCGAATTGAAGAGTCTCTAAAAGATCTTAGCATCCCTACTCCCATGTGTCCTCATTGTTTTAAGAAACCTTTAACCAGGTCTATTTGGGTAGACCCAGAGCTTTCTAATGGTGAGAATCAACACGAGTCTGTATTGGAGTGTACTGAGTGCAAAGCAGTATTTAGGGAGTTTTCTTGATTAGTACCCTGGGTAAGATCTTTAAGGGACTAGGGGGAACTATCTCTACTTGGGGTAGAGATAGTTCCAGTAGAGACCCTGGGACCAGGGAAGAAAGAAAGAGGGATACTAGCTATCTTACTAGTAGTCACCTTATCGCGGAAGAGCAAGATCCAGCGAATTATTCGTTTTCTATGATGAAAGAGGACATAGACAGGGTTTTGGGAGATATAGAGATTCCTAAGGATTATGAAGAATGGACAGAATAACCAGAAAACATCTTGTCAACCCTTTGAAAAAAGGGGTTAAGAGAGAATACTATGAGAGGGAGTATGTTATTTTCACCCAAAAAGAGGCTGATAAGAACAAAATCAAGTATAAGCACTGGAGAGAGTGTAATCCAGGCGATTATGGTATTTCTGATGATGGGTACGTATCAGTCTGTTTGAAGAGACGAGAGTACAAAAAAGGTGTAAATCTCGTATTTCCCTTCGGACAGGCTTTTTCCAGTACCAAAAGCAAGTTTGAATACCTTCCCAGGCGTGAAACTGGCAATTTCTCGAATATTGGACACAAATCCTGGATGGATCAGAACAAGACCCGTACTCAATACAGGAACTTTGCAAAGGCTTATGCCATTCAATTTGCTGCAGGGTCTATTGATTATGAGCAGTTGGGCAGGATTTTCTCTGCAGATGAGAGAATGCCAGCTGTTAAGGCACGATTACTCTTAAAAAAACCTTATGTGAGGGAAATGGTGGAAGAAGAACTACAAAAGATACTAACTGATGGCGGGATAACGAAGGAAAAGGTCGTTGAAATGTTGAAAAACTCATTTACCAAGGCAGAAGAGCTTGACCAACCTTCAAATATGCTCCGTGCAGCTGAGAATTTCATGGATATCTATGGAATGAAGGCTAAAGACCAACCAAGAGGTACTATGGAGGCTGAAATCGTCTCTCTTTCTGAAATTGAGAGGTCAATACAGATTGAGGATGCTCAAGTCGAGGTATTGAGTGAGTAAGAACAATATACTTACCAGGCTAAAGGCTGATATGTTACTTTTTGGGAAAGTAGCTATGCCTGCTATGTTCTCACAGGCTTCTCCTAGCTTTCATAAGGAGATATGTGAACTATTTATGCAAAACGACAAAAGACTTATGAGTATTATTGCACCTCGTAATCATGCAAAATCATCAATTGGGGCCTGCGTCTTTCCTCTTCATCATCTCCTCTTTGATGAAGGGCAGAAGGTCATTGTCCTGTCCTCAAAGACGCAAGGCCACGCTATTAACCTTCTCCAAACCATAAAAGACACACTCGACTACTCATTGGAACTACGAAGTATCTTTGGATATTGGGGAAGGCATTCTTCCAAGATATGGTCAAAGGATGTTGTTCATCTAAAAGATGGTTCCGTCATAGTCTGTAAAGGAACTGGACAGCAGATACGTGGATTGAAGTTTGGGAATCAAAGGCCCACGCTTATTGTCCTAGATGACCCAGAAGATGAAAACAACACGAAAACAGCTGAATCGATGGAATGGAACCTGAGATGGTTACTTCAATCTGTAGAGCCATCATTGGATGCACAAAAGGGAAGATTACTCGTTATTGGTACTCCGCAGCACGAAAGATGCATAGTTGAGACCTTGAAAGACATGAACGACTGGTCATCTCTTTCGTATAAGGCAGTTATTGACGAAGACAAGGGAAAAGTGCTTTGGCCTGAGCAAATGAATTATGAACAGCTTATGGAGAAAAAAGAGGCTTTGGGAGCCATAAATAGGAGTTCTGTATTTTATCGAGAATATCAGTGCGAGATCGTAGGAGACGAAGATCAGCTCTTCAAAGAAGAGTACATAAACTATTGGGACGGAGATTACGAATCGCTTTCAGAAGGGACTGGAATCTTGAAGATGACGTATCCAGAAGAAAAAGAACTGTTTGTTCATACGTTCTGTGGAGTTGACCCAGCTTCCAGCACAAAACAGACAGCTGACTTTTCTGCTATTGTCACGATTGCAATAGATGAAGATGATAAAAGATATATTTTACCCTATTATCGCAAACATGCAAAACCAGTAGATGTCGGAGAGGCGATTATTCAAAATTGGCACAAGTACAAGCCAGCAAGGACAAGGATTGAAACAGTAGGATATCAGGAAATGCTTAGAGACTATGTTAGGCGAAGATGCGATGATCTTAACATTTGGATATCTGGTATGGAAATAAAGAATAACCCCAGGACTAGAAAGTCTGCAAGGCTCGAATCAATGCAACCTCACTTTTATCAGGGGAGAGTTTTCATTAAAAAGGACATGGAAAATCTAAAAGGGGAACTTTTAATGTATCCTAGAGGTAAACATGATGATTTGCTGGATGGACTATACTACGCAATGAAAGGGGCCTATAAGCCAATATCCTCTCAAATCAATTCAGCATCCAGCGACTCAGACGTGCGGAGCGAGTCAGATAAAAACTGGGCTATCCTCTAAGGGAACTTTATTAGCTCTAATGGCATTCTTAAAGCAATGCATAAGTTCTGGCTTTTCAGGTGAAGTTAGACTTAACTTTCATAACGGCAATTTGTCGAAGAAGATAAAAAAGATGGAAATCACCTATTTGAACTAATTTTCCTTTACTAGGGACCACTGCAAAACGCAAGGCCCGCTTTCCCTTCTCGGGGAAGTGGGCTTTTTTTATGGCAATAAAGAAAGAAACTACAGCAGACAGAATGAAGACGGACCCTAAGGAGGCACTGGGTGCAGAGCCTGGTTCCTCTTCTCAGGGTAAAATTCATAAAGAAGTACAGAAATCTATAGAATTACTTGAGAAGTACCAAAGAGCCCGAGAGGTCTGGGGACAACACTTTCTAGAGGATCAAAAATTTCGTGCTGGTGCACAGTGGACTGAAGTAGAGGAGCAAGAACTTCGCAGACGGGGTCAGGCTGCTCTTGTCGTAAATCGGATACACCCGATCGTAGAGACTGCAAAGGCTCTTCTTACTTATAACAACCCACAGTTCAGATCCTCGGGGCGAGAGGATTCTGACACTCGGACTGCGAAAATATTTGCTGACCTATGTCAGTGGGTATGGGAGATCTCTAATGGCAATGAAGTCCTCAAAGAGTGTATAGATGATTACTATGTTGGGGGAATGGGATATTTAATGGTCTATCAAGATCCAAACGCGGATATGGGAAAAGGGGAGGTTCTCATGCAGAGTGTTTATCCGCTTGATGTTTATGTAGATCCGAACTCCAGAGACCGTTATTTCAATGACGCTGCTCACATTCTTATCTCTCGTCTGGTAACAGACGAGCAAGCAGAAAAGATGTATCCTCAGTATATGAACATTATTAAGAAGGCATCCTCTACTCAGGCAGACAGATATCCTGGTACTGACCTAAAAGCTACAGAAGGGCAATTATTCCTTGGGGATGATTACGATGATACTGCTGTAGTCAAAAGAGAGTATATCGAGAGATATACAAGAGTAAGGATTCCCATGTACCATGTATTTGAAGAAGATACTGGTTATGAGAATATGATGGATGATGACGATTACTCCGCATATTTACAAAAAGAAGCTGCTTTAATTGAAAAAGGCGGAGATGAGACATATGCAACAGATTCTGACCAGGTAGTTCAAATAGAATCTCTTATTGATACTTATGGAGAGATTCATCATAACAGACATGGAGAGGTTATGGGTCCTGAAGGAACAATGCAACAAACACCACAGATAACACGAGTTCCAGGTCCAGAAGAAGGTGACCCAAACGCAATACCAGGCTCAGAAGTTAAAATGAGTATGACTACCATTGCTCATCTTATAGATGATGATAAGATAATCGTCAATATTCTAGAAACCCCAAGAATAAAGGTTGTGGTCTCTGTTGGAGATAAACTCCTATACACAAGAATTATGCCAATTGAGGAATATCCTATTGTTCCTTTATGCAATGTCCATTTAAGAAATCCATTTCCATTATCTGATGTAAGGATATACAAGCCCTTACAGAGATACATTAATAAAATAAGGTCCCTTATCGTAGCACACGCATCCACATCAACGAATGTCAAGCTTCTTATTCCTAGGGGGAGTGTAGACAAGAAGGCAGTTGAAGAAGAATGGGGTCGTGCTGGTACAGCAGTAATTGAGTTTGATGGTGAAATAGGACAGCCTATTGTGGCTGGGCCTGTTCCACTACCAAACGAACTTTACAAAAACGAGGCTGATGCAAAATATGACCTGGAATATGGTTTTGGTGTACATGACATAATGATGGGCTCTGCTCAGAATCAGCCTTCAACATTTAGAGGTACTATTGCTATTGACGAGTATGGACAAAGAAGATCTAAAAGTAGGCAGTCCGATATGGAAGCTTTCTTAAAACAGATTTTTACTGTTGCAGTTCCACTGATGCAGCAGATATATACAGAGGAAAAAGTGATTAGGCTTGTTCAGCCTGATGGTAGAACAACTGAAGCTACTGTAAACCAGCCATTGTACGATCAATTCACTATGGAAGAGATGGGTAGAGTCCATGATGTTACGGTGGGAAGATATGATATTATTCCCGTAGCAGGATCTACACTTCCTTCAAACAGATTTGCACAGCTTGAGACATATATGCAGATGTTTCAAGCTGGTATTATAGATCAACTTGAGGTCTTAAAGAAAACAGAAGTAGTTGACACAGAAGGAGTCATGCAGAGAATGAGTATGATTAATCAACTACAACAGCAATTACAGGCTTCTCAAGAAGAGATCAAAAGACTTAAAGGCGACTTACAGACTGCTGAGCGTGAAGAGATTCATGCTAAGAAGCGTCTGGAAGTTGAAAAGAGCAAGACTAACCTCAAAGACTCAGAGCTTACTGCAAGGAAAGCTACTCAACTCTATGAGGCACGTCTTGGTGACTCGTTGTCAAACCTACAACAAAACATGGTTGAATCTGGGGAAGCCTAGAAGACCATAAGGAGATAACAATGGCAGAAAATAAGTTTGAGTTCGTTGAAGAAACACCGACAGAAACCCTTGAAACTGAAAATCAGATGGTTGAACCCGAGGCTATGGAAGACCCCACTGGTGACCCATTTCAGGATATACTCACGATGTCTAACAACGATCCACTGGAAGAGCTGACTGGGGATCAGTCAACTCAGCAGGAAGCAACCGAGACTTCTACGGAACCACCTCAAGCAATAGCTGAGGGGGAACAACTTCCGAGGGAGAACCCCGATTCCTTCCAGTACTGGCAATCACAGGCAGATATGGCAAAGGGTAACCTTGAGAAGACTGAAGCAGAGTTAGAGCGGTATAGACAACTAGAACCTCTAGCAAATTACTTGTCTTCTAATCCTCAAGTACTTGATACCATAGAGGCATCTATCAAGGGTGAGGCTCCTGCACAGGAGACATCTGAGAAACCTCAACGTCCTGCGAAACCTGGTAGTTATGATCCTGTTGATGCATATAGCGACCCCGAATCGGGTAGTTACAAGTATCGAGAGTCTCTTGATGACTATAGAGATCAAATGATAGAGTATCAGGAGGGTTCTCTATCGCGACAGCGTGAACGCATGGAGCAGGAAGCTGCTCACCGCAGTCAGGCTATGCATATGGATTCTCTAAAAGCTCAATTGATGAATGCACACGAGTATTCATCAGATGCTGCAGATAGCTTCATTCAGAAGTTCTCTGATCCTTCTAGCATATCTCTCGAAAACTTAATTGCTCTGGATAGGTTACAGGCTGCACCTTCGGAAGAGGTTCTAAGGAACCAACGAAAAGCCGAAGAAATGCGAAGGCAGAAAGAAAAGCTTTCTATTCAAAAGCCAGTCGCAGTAGCTCCAGCCGAATCTAGGCAAGAAGCTCCTATGGAGGATCGTCTAATGGAAGCTATGGTCAACACACATGAGAAGTTGAATCCATGGACATAAGGCAAGGAGGTAAATCATGCCTATTACATCCGTAGATGCTTATAGTCGGTCCCCAGGCGGGACTGTAGCATCTGGGAATGTGTCCTTAGACCACACAAGGCGGGTATTCAATTTCGGGGATCGCGTAGCTGAATTGGCTCCACAGCAATCTCCGTTTTTTGTTTATCTCTCTAGGGTGGCGAAAAAACCAACGAATGATCCTGTCTTCAAGTTTCTTGAGCAGAGACATTCTTGGCAAAGACGCACATTCCAAATAAACAACAGTTCTCATCACACTTCGGCAGCACATGGCGGAAGTGATGCGAACTTTAACCTAGCTGACGTCATAGTTGACTCTGGGATTGATTCCTATGGTAAATCTGTCGCTGGCTCCAGTCCTTCTTTTATGCAGGCTGGTCAAATCGTTGCAGTCGTAGGATCTTATGATGCTGATGACGGCAACTTTGATGGTGACGAAGTCCCTGTAGTTGCATTCTTTAAGATTGGAACTAAGGACAGTGACACGCAATATCACCTTACATATCTAAAGTCTTTGTATAAGTCTACAAAAGGAGCAAATGCTACTACTGTTGCTACTACCACTTCTGGTGAAGTAACAGAGGGTGCAGCTTCCAAGCTTAGACTTGCTGACAATGCTGAAGGTATGGTAATTGGTTCGGCATGGGCTGAGGGTACGCTCTCACCCGAGTCTTGGCGTGACGAGCTGTTTGACAGGGAAGGATACTGTCAGATCTTCAAAACTGCCATCCAGACATTCAGTGGCACTTCATTGGCTACTGAGTATCGGGCAATCCCCAACGAGTTTCAACGTGTTTGGGCTGAAAAGCTTATGGAACACAAAATGGATCTCGAAAGAGCTATGCTCTATGGGGTTGGCAAACATGATGAATCTGGCTCAGGTCCTGAGCGTCATACATGGGGAATTATTCCCTACACAGAGATCAACGGCAAAACTTACGCATTGGACTACTCGAATAACGGGTATGACCAGTTTGTAGACATTGCTGAAGATATGTTTCATCCTGAGTCTGGTAACTCTGGTTCCAAGCTTATGCTTGGTTCTCGGAAGGTTATCGCCTGGTTTAACAAACTAGCTACTGGGAATTTCCTGGGCAACACAGTCGGTACTAGTCAGTATCGCTTGGACGTTGCTGGTGTTCCTGGAGCTTTTGGTCACATGGTTACTAAGGTTAATACCATTTTTGGCGATTTTCACATCGTACAGGAGCCTCTCCTGAAAGGTGTATATGAAGATTACGCTGTGGTGGTTGATCTTAAGAACGTGGCTTATCGTCCTCTGGTTGGAAACGGTCAAAGCCGTGATACCCAGATCTCGACAAACATCCAGTCACCAGACCTTGATGGTCGGAAAGACATGATCTTGACCGAAGCTGGTCTTGAGGTTAGTCTTCCTGAGACACACGCTGTTGTCACCTGGCAGGCGTAGTTAACGTGAAAAGTCCTAGCCCTCATTTCGGGGGCTAGGCAAAATTTAATAGGAGAAGTAATTGGCTTCACAATCAGTAGAATCGAGAGTAGAAGATTTAGTAGGTGAAATAGAAAATTCAGAGGCTGTAACCCAATGGGCTTCAGATGCAGCTAAGGAAGTTCTTTCGATATTACCTAACGATGTACTCTGGACAGTATCTACGTCTACTGCAGATACTGGATCTGGGGTTTCTCTTACTACTGGAAAGTTTCTATATGCTGCTAATGGATCTTATAGAGCTATCGAAATTGAGGCTTCCAATTCAGCAAGAGCCTCTGATTCATCATCTATTCACTATAGAACGTCTATGGCTCCAGTATTTTACAGAGAAGGTGGGAAAGTTTACATAGTTCCTAGTGGATCAGCTTCCAAGGTTCATTATGTGAGTTATCCTACTATAGCATATGATGACGTAGACTTCACTGGCGTACCAGATGAGGTTAAACATCTTGTTATGTATGGAACAGCAGTTAGAGCTAGAATGTCTCAACTTGAAGAACTAAGAGATGGTGTTAAAGATATTGCAGTTCCATCTTATACTCTACCATCGGTAGCTCTTCCAGGAGTTCCATCTATTGCAGACTTATCTATTTCTGCTATAGCACCAACGAAACCAGTAGATCCTTCTTTTGCTTCAGTAGCAGTTTCTGCTACATCAGCTACTTTACCAAGTAGTCCCCCATCTTATGTTAAGCCTTCATTAAGTCTTACTTCTGCTCCTACTATTACAGCTTTGAGTATTACTTCCACATCTCCAGTAGCACCTGGATTATCTGATAATTCTATTAGCTTTAGCCAAACGGCACCTACATATACGCAGCCTGTTAACCAAGCAGCATTTTCAACTGCTGCTTCTTATATCGAAACTAATGAAGATGTTGAGTTAGCTAACTCTGAGCTGAAGAAAGTAACAACTCAGCTACAAGAGTTCTCTCAAAGTATTGAGAATGCTGTGAATGTGTTCAATAAAGAGAACACTGAATATCAGGCTTTATTACAAAAAGCAATCCAGGATGCACAGCTTTCCCAGGCAGATGATGCCCAAAAGATTCAACAATACTCAGCTGATGTTGGAGTATATCAGGCTGACGTAAATAAAGAGATTCAGGAATGGGTTAATAATAACCTAAACCATTCTTTAGCTACATGGCAAAAAGAACGCAATGATGAACTTGCTAAGTATCAAGCGGATATGCAAAACGAGTTATCAGGATTTAATGCTTCAAATGCTGAATATCAGACAAAGGTAGCTAAAATGTCTGGAGATCTACAGGTTGATGCAGCAAAAGCACAAAAAGATGCAGATATAGAATTACAAAGGAATATCCAAGAGTATCAGTCAAGACTTGCTAAATACCAGGCAGATGTTGCTGATTACCAAGCTGAGGTTAGCAAAGAAGTAACTCAGTACACTACAAACGAATTATCCAAAGAAGTAGGGATATGGACACAAGAATCTAATCAAAAGATAGGCTTATATACTTCAGACATACAAAATAGGACTCAAGAGTTCTCTTCTTCTTTTGGAGTCTATAATAAAAAGATTGACACAGAATTTGGTAAACACGGAGCTATGATGCAGGAGCTTCAAATCTTGCAAGCTCAATATAGTCAAGGGCTTCAGTTCTTCGTGCAACAATATAAATTACCTGAAGGGGGTAAACAAGATGGCAAGTAGAGTAGATTTTGCAGTAAGTGCTACACCAGTTGTTACGGTGGCG